ATAGATAATTTTCAAATTTATGGAAATACCAATTATCATTATACTTTTATTACAGATAATTTTCCTGATCAAATAGTATATGATTTAAGTAAAATAACAGTTGCGAATATTGATATAGAAACTGGTTCAGAAAATGGGTTTCCTAACCCCGAAACTGCTCCTGAACCTGTTACTGCAATTACTGTTTCTTTTAAAGGAACATATTATGTTTTTGGGTGCGGAGAATATAAAGTTCATAGAAATGATGTTAAATATTTTGATTGTGAAAATGAATTACATTTGCTTCAAGAATTTATGTCGTTTTGGTCTAAGCAAGATATAGACATTGTTACTGGTTGGAATATTAAGTTTTTTGATATACCATATCTTGTGAATAGAATGAATTTATTATTTGATGAGCCATTTTATTATGATTTATCGCCTTGGCAGTTTGTAAGTGAGAGAACTGTAATGGGATTTGGAGGCGCAAAACAACAACAAGCATATGAAATTATGGGTGTTGGTACTCTTGATTATTTAGATTTATTTCGAAAATTTACTTATAAAAATCAAGAGTCATATAGATTAGATCATATTGCTCATGTTGAATTAAATGAACGAAAATTAGATTATTCTGAATATGGATCATTACATAATCTTTGGAAAGAAGACTATCAAAAATTTATAGAATATAATGTAAAAGATGTAGAACTCGTGAATCGATTAGAAGATAAAATGAAACTAATCGACATGGCTATTGTATTAGCATATGATGCTAAAGTGAATTATACGGATGTTTATACACAAGTTAGAATGTGGGATACTTTGATATATAATGAATTAAGAAATAAAGGTGTACAACTTCCTCCTAAAAAAGATTCAATAAAAGATAGACCCTATATAGGCGCTTATGTAAAAGAGCCCACTCCTGGAATGTATGAATGGGTTGCTAGTTTTGATTTAGATAGTCTATATCCACATTTAATCATGCAATATAATATTTCTCCAGAAACATTACTTACAAAATTTCCTCAAAAATCATTATCAATTGATAAACTTTTAAATCAAGAAATTAGTACTGATTATGCTAAAACTGAAGATATATGTTTAGGAGCTAATGGATTTCATTTTACAAATGAGCATCAAGGATTTTTACCAGAAATGATGGAGAGAATGTATGCTGAAAGAAAGAAATTTAAAAATGATATGCTCAAAACAAGACAATTACTTGAAAATGAAAAAGACGAAAAAGAAAAGTTTCATTTAATAAAAGAAGTTTCAAGATTGAATAATATGCAGATGGCGAGAAAGATTCAACTCAATTCTGCTTATGGTGCTTTGGGCAATCAATATTTTAGATTTTATGATGAAAGACAAGCAACGGCTATCACAACTGGCGGACAACTTTCAATTAGGTGGGTTCAAAATGATGTTAATAGTTATTTGAACAAAATTCTAAAGACGGAAGATAAAGACTATATTGTAGCCGCTGATACTGATTCGATTTATATCTGTTTAGATAATTTAGTTAAATCTGTTTTTACTGATACAAGTGATAAAGAAAAAATTATTAAATTTTTAGATAAGGTATGTGAAACAAAAATACAAAACTGCATAAACAATTCATTTAATAAATTGCATGTATATATGAACGCATTTGAACAAAAAATGAATATGTCTAGAGAAGTTCTTGCGGATAAAGCGGTTTGGACAGGTAAGAAGCATTATATTATGAATGTTCATAATAGTGAGGGAGTGCAATATGCTAAACCCAGATTAAAAGTAATGGGATTAGAATCAGTTAAATCTTCAACCCCAGCGGTTTGTAGAGATAAATTAAAACAATCTTTTGATATTCTTATGAATGGTTCTGAAGATCAAATGCAGAAATTTATTGAAGAATTTAAAGAATCATTCCAAACACTTCCTCCAGAAGATATTGCATTCCCAAGATCAGTTAAGGGAATTGACAAATATAGTGATAGTGTGCTATTATATAAAAAAGGTACTCCTATACATGTAAAGGGTACGATTATACACAATAAGTTATTAAAAGAACATAAACTTACAAAGAAATATCAAATCATTCAGGAGGGAGAAAAGATTAAATTTTCTTATCTCAAAGAACCGAATCCTGTAGGAGATACTGTAATTAGTATGGGAACAGTATTGCCTTCAGAGTTTGGATTACATGAATATATAAATTATAATATGCAATTTGAAAAATCTTTTTTGGAGCCGCTAAAAACTATATTAAAATGTGTTGGCTGGGAACATGAAAAAAGAAGTACACTTGAAGATTTTTTTATTTAAGGAGATATAATGGATTTTTTAAAAGAAATAATTAAGGAGGTAGGCAATGAATATGCTGGATTGGTTTCTGATGGTGTTGAAGCAGGGGATGTCGAATCTTTCATTGATACTGGCAGTTATGCTTTTAATGCTTTACTTAGTGGGTCAATATATGGAGGTTTGGCCTCAAACAAAATTACAGCATTCGCTGGAGAAAGTGCAACTGGGAAGACATTCTTTGTTCTCGGTATTGTCAAACAATTTTTGGAGGACAATCCTACTGGTGGCGTTCTTTATTTTGAGTCTGAATCCGCTATAACAAAACAAATGATTGAGCAACGAGAAATAGATACTACTCGTATGGTTATGTTACCAGTTGCTACAATTCAAGAGTTTGCATATCAAGTTACAAAGGTTCTTGATAAACACCTTGCTAGTGAAGATAGAAAGCCCTTGATGATATGTCTTGATAGTCTTGGTATGTTATCTACTTCAAAAGAAGTGGGAGATATTGCTGACGGTAAAGAGACAAAAGATATGACAAGAGCCGCACTTGTAAAGGGAACATTTAGAGTATTAACACTTAAAGCAAGCAAAGCAAAAGTTCCTGTATTGATTACAAATCATACATATAGCCAAATTGGTGTGATGTTTCCACAACAAATTATGGGCGGGGGGACAGGTCTTTATTATGCTTCAAGCAATATTGTATTTCTTTCGAAAAGAAAAGAAAAAGAAGGAACAGAAGTAATAGGTAATGTTATTCATTGCAAAAATCATAAGTCTAGATTGACAGTAGAAAATAAAATGGTTGATGCATTAGTAACTTATAATAAAGGATTAGATCGTTGGCATGGTATGTTAGAACTTGCTGAAGAAGCTGGTATTTTTTCAAAAGTGTCAACGAGATTTGAGCTTCCAGATGGTACAAAATTATTTGGTAAGGCGATCATGCAAGATCCTGAAAAATATTTTACTGAAGAAATAATGTTAAAAATCGACAAATATTGTCAGGAGAAATTTCTATATGGAACAACAAAAGACAATGAAGCAGTGGTACAAAATGGTGAAGAATCCTCAGAATGAAGAGGATGAACAATTTGCTTTTTGTATTATTGAAGGAAAATTTACAGATGTAATTTATAAGTATAATCGATTCGGATTAATAGAACCAGAAAAAGATGCCGAAGAGTTGAAATATCGATTTGAATATGATATACTAGAAATACCTGAAGATATTAGAGGAAAAAAATATGCTGATACTGAAGGTATAGAATTTGAAAAATTAATAGGCGATATTTTAATAGAAGTAATTCAGGAAAATATAGATTTAAATACACACGAAAATGATGAGGATCGAGGACACAATATTGAAGAACCTGATATTCAATGATGAATATACCAGGAAATCTTTACCATATCTAAAAACAGAATATTTTTCAGATCATAATGATCAGTTTCTTTTTGAAGAGATAGAAAATTATGTAAATAAGTTTAATGTTCTTCCCACCAAAGAAGCATTAATTATAGAAGTCGGAAATAATGCAAAACTTTCTGAAGATCAGTTCGATGGTGTTTCTAAAAAAGTTACAGAATATTTTACCAGTAAAGAAGATACAGAAACCGACTGGTTACTTGAAACTACTGAAAAATTTTGTCAAGACAAAGCAATCTATAATGCAGTACTTGAATCAATTGGTATTATCGATAATCAAAAAGAAACAGAAAAAGACAAAGGAGCTATACCAGAAATTTTATCTGATGCTCTTGCGGTTTGTTTTGATCCTAATATTGGCCATGACTATATTGAAGACTCAGATGAACGATTTGATAGTTATCATAGGGTTGAAGAAAAAGTAGCTTTTGATTTAGATTATTTCAATAAAATTACTAAGGGGGGTTTATCTAAAAAAACTTTGAATATTACACTTGCTGGTGTAGGTGTGGGAAAATCGTTATTCATGTGTCATCATGCGGCCGCTTCAATTTCTCAAGGTTTAAATGTTTTATATATTACTCTTGAAATGGCTGAAGAAAAAATTGCAGAAAGAATTGATGCGAATTTAATGAATATTACGATAGATGATTTACACGATATACCTAAAGACCTGTTTGATAAAAAAATAAAAAAAGTTAAAAAAGCGACATCGGGAAGATTGATTGTTAAGGAATATCCACCTGCTTCTGCAAACGTAAATCATTTTAGAAATTTATTGAATGAATTAAAATTAAAAAGAAAATTTATTCCTGATATTATATTTGTAGATTATTTAAATATTATGTCTTCATCTAGATTGAAATATGGTAATACTGTAAATTCGTATAATTATGTTAAATCAATCGCAGAAGAAGTTCGTGGTCTTGCAGTTGAAAATAATCTTCCTATCTGTTCTGCTACACAAACAACTAGATCAGGATTTACAGATACAGATTTTGGTCTTGAAGATACTTCTGAATCATTCGGATTACCAGCAACTGCAGATTTTATGTTTGCTTTGATTAGTACAGAAGAATTGGAAGAACTTGATCAGATTTTAATAAAACAATTGAAGAATCGTTATAGTGATCCTGGTAAAAATAAGAGGTTTGTAATTGGAATTGATAGAGCAAAAATGAAATTATATGATCTCGAAGAATCTGCTCAAAGTGATCTTGTTACAAGATCAACAAAAAAGAAAAAGAAGGGATCTTGGAATAAAAAAGATGATGATCCTCCAGTATTTGATGTTGAAATAAACAATAGAAAGAAGAAAAAAAAGAAAGATTTTTCGGAATTTTCCTATTAATTAGCTTGACACTATGGCTCATATTTGAGATAATATAAGTGTAATGGTAGAGCTATATGCTCTTTTTGTTAATCTCAAATAAATGAGGTGATATGTATAAATTTATGCTGATAATATTGTCGCTCGTAGTGATACTATTCTCAAGTTCTTGCGCCCCCTATCCAGTTGTGGCGAAAACTTCTGGATTACCGTTTGGTACTGTCATAACTCTTGGCGGTAAAAAAATGATTGTAGTCAGCCAAGAAAATGAAAAAGTAAGATTAAAACCTTACAAGTCTGCGGTTGTGAAAACACCTGTAGTTGTGAAAACAGTAGAATCTATACCCGAAGGCCCAAAACCAGAATGGGAGAGTAAAAAAGTAGTTACAGAGGGTGTAAAAAATGTTCAAGAGTGTCTTAATCCTATGGGTTGTCCTCAGGATGTTAAAACAGGCGAATGTCTTGAAGGGTGTTCTGAACAAAAAGTAAAAATTGAAATGACAGAAACAATCATTGATTCGACAAATGTTAATGTAATTAGTACTACAGGTCCTGATCATGATTTGGTTTTAACTACATTGTTGACCCTGAATCCTTATCATCAGTGGAGAGGGCATTTTGAACAATTTTATGGAAAACCTGCTTGGATATGTGTAGTGGCACATAAGATGGGTACTATAGAATTTAAAACATTGTTAACAAGAATTATTTATACTACCCCAAATCTTTTAAATACTTGTAACAATAAAGTCTTTCCTAGTGATAGCCGCCAAATGCTTACTCCGTGGACCCGCCCCGAAATAATTAGCTCCCTTTAAGCAATCCTCAGTTAGATAATATAATAAATAGTTAGTGACTATTTATGTTTATATTAAAGTACTTAGAGGAAAATGCTCGATTTTAAAGATTTTTTACTAGAGTCTCAGGGTGCTAACAAGCACCTTGAGCATATAGAAGATGAAGTTTTAAATGGTGGCTTTGATGGTGTGAAAAAAGCGATCACATATTTAAGTTCATTGGGATCAACTTTAAAAGGCGCTTCTTCTAAAAAAATTAAAATAACAACCAAATGGGATGGAGCTCCAGCAATTGTAGCAGGAACAGACCCCGAAACTGATAAATTTTTTGTAGCAACTAAGCACGGAGCATTTGCTAAAGAACCTAAATTAAATTTTTCAGATGAAGATATTGAAAATAATCACGAAGGTGGCTTACAAGATGTATTAAAAGATTCTTTGAAATACCTTAAAGATATTGGAATAGATGGTGTTTATCAAGGAGATTTATTATACAGTCCACAAAAACCTAGAACGTTACAGAATATAGATGGCGAATCGCATATCGTTTTTACACCAAATACTATAACATATGCGATTAAATTAAGAAGTGAATTGGGAAAAAAGATAAATGCTTCAAAATTGGGCATTGTTTGGCATACAAAATATGAGGGCGAAAAAGTAAATCAAATGGATGCTACATTTGATGTAAATGTTGATAATTTTATACAAACATCAGATGTATGGTTTAAAGATGCTGAATATGAAAAAATGGATGGAATAGCATCTTTTACTCAAGAAGAAACTGAAAAATATTTTAATGTGCTTTCGATGGCGGGCAGATTATTTAGAAATCTTAATAAGAAACTGCTAGACAGTATAAAAGATGATAAATACTTAAATACACAGATTAAAGCATTTGCTAATTTTAAAATAAGACAGGGTATGCCCATTGGAAATGTTAATAGTCATGTTATTGGTTTGATTAGATATTTACAAAATAAATTAGATAAAGAGGTTGATAAATTAAAGTCGGTAAAAGGTAAAGAAAATAGGCGCAAAAAAAATGAAGTCATTTTAAAATTTTTTACTGAGAACAAGACTGCTTTGAAAAATATGTTTCAAATGCAAAATGTTCTTATAGCCGCTAAGATGATAATAATTAAAAAATTACAAGATATTCAGCCCATGACAAAAACATTTATACAAACTGATAGGGGTTTTGAGATTACAAATCCAGAAGGATTTGTTGCAGTCACATTAAATGATGGAGCAGTAAAATTAGTAGATAGACTAGAGTTTTCTAGACAAAATTTCTTAGCACCAAAAACATTTGGGAGTAGAGCATAATGGAAGTAGCAGAACAAGGTCTTTTAGACAAATTAGGCGAATCTTATTTAAAAATAGCATTGACAGAGGATGTTGATGCCCGATTGAAAAGATTAGCAAGAGAAGGTTTAATTAAAAAAGAAGAATATGCATTGTTTCTTAAAACAATGAAAGATTTGGAAGACGAGAAAAAACCAACTCCAAAACAAAGAATCATGATTATAAGGATTTTTGACAAATTGCTTGCTCTCATTATGGGAGATAAGGTTGTATATCAAAAGATATTACAGACTGTTAAAAAAGGCAAAAAAGATAAATCCAAAGTGAAAGAAGAAGCATTTAGAGCAACGCATACAGTATTTGTTCATGAGGGTATAGAATATTATGTAACTGCTGAAAAACAAATAATAGAAGTGCCATCTTCATTTGAATAAATAATTCTATGAAGATTTATAAAAATTTTTTAGTAGAAACAAAGCAAGAAAAGACAGCAATCGCAACTTATGGTAGAATGAATCCTCCTACTATAGGTCATGTCAAACTTGCAAAAAAGATTTTATCAGAGGCAAGAAGACATAAGGCAGAACCTTATATTTGTTTGTCTCCTACTCAGAATGCTAAAAAGGATCCTTTAGATCCAGAAAGAAAACTTTATTATGTTGAAAAAACGATAGGTCCACATATTCATATCGATATTAAAGTTTCTCTTTTTGAAGCACTATCTGATTTGTATTCTAAAGGATTTAAAAAACTTGTATTTGTTGTTGGTAGTGATAGATTAAGTAAATTTTCAAAATGGATATCACAATATAATGGAGTAGAGGGAAAAGCACATGGGTTTTATGATTTTACAGACATTGATTTTGTAAGTTCAGGAGATCGTGATCCCGATGCTGAAGGTGCCGCTGGAATGTCTGCATCAAAACTAAGAGAGTTTGCAGTTTCTGGAAATTTTGATAGTTTTAGTAAAGGAACGAAATTATCTGCTAAAGATACAAAGTCTATGTATAACGAAATTAGGAAGGCTATGAAAATTGAAACCATAAAAACGGAACAAGCTAATTTGAAAGAAGCACTTCGTCCTGGTACAAAAGTAAAAGTTGCTCATCCAGCAAAGGGTAAAGGAATGGTAACAGGAAAGATTGTTCGATATGATAATCAAGGTCCAGGAAGTCCATTCTATGTTGTAGATATAGGCGAACTCCGATCTGAAAAAGTGCCCGCACATAAAATTAAAGAAGGCGCAGAATATCCTGCAACTCCTACGGCAAAGAAAGCACACTTAGCTAAATTAATGAAAAAAGTAAAAGATACACAAGCGAAAAGAGAAATAAAAACAGGTTATAAAATAATAGACAGAACTCCCGATTGGATGTTTTCTAAAGAAGAAGCCCCTCCTGGAAGAGAGCATCAAGTAAAATCATTAAAAAAGAAAGTTGGTACAAAGAAAGCATATGCATTTGCTTGGGCGCAACACAATAAGCATGGATTGCCCGAAGAAACTTTAGAAGAAGGTACTAGATTACAAGTAAAAATGGCTTTAGGTGATGCAGGTGTAGAAGGAAAATTCAAAGATGGAAAGGTTAGTGTTCATAAAAAACACGTAAAAAAAGCACACAAAGCATTAAAAGGAAATGTTTATTATAAAGGAAAAACACCTGATGTTGTGGGAGAAGATATAATTGATGAGGGAAAATTTTCGAATAAAATGATAGACGCCTTGAAAAGTAAATATGAATCATTGAGAGGAAAAAGACTTAGTTTAGGACAAAATGTAGAATTAGAGAAAATAGTAAGACAACTTGCAAAAGATAAAGATGCATTGTCACAACTTGTTAAAGCAGATATTCCTTTTATTTCTATGAATGCAAGACTAATTTTAAATAAAGATCATGGGGTTCCTTTGAATAAATCTGAAGGAGTGGAAAATCCTTATGCTAATTTAAAAAGGGCGCCGTCTAGAGCAATGATTCATAAAATGTGGTCAAAAAAAGCACAACAAAAGAAAAAGAACATGCTGAAGACCAGTCATCCAGGATATAATGAAGAAATTATAATTGATGAAATGGGACATATTGTAAATATAAGTGAGGTTAATGCACAGTTCGCTATAGAAGAAAATTTAAAAAAGAAAGCAGAACAATCAGGAATTTCGTTTAAAATTTTAGAAAAAGTATATAATCGTGGAATTAGTGCGTGGGAAACAGGCCATAAACCAGGAACTACTTCTCAACAATGGGCAGATTCAAGAGTTAATTCGTTTTTAACTGGCGGAAAAACTAGATTAATTGCAGATGTAGATTTATGGAATCAAGTTGGTTCTAAACATAGGGTAAAGGAAGAAATGGATACAGATCATGCATTCAAAAAATGGTTAGCTCTTACTGAAAAAGAAGATGAAATAAATGAGCTTTCTCCAGAATTAATGACAAGAGCATGGAAGGGAGCAAGTCGGGCAGGGGGCCAAGCACTCAGACAACACCACGCAGACAAATACGATACAGAGGCAGGCAAAGATGTTCTTAAAAGAAGGGCACAGAGTTCTAAATTTTTCAAAGGTGCTGAGAAGAAAGCCGCTATGAACGCAAAAAGACTTAAAATGACGGGAAAAAATGAAGAAGCAGACCTTGAAGAAGGAGATGTAGTTGTAGATACTCCTCAAGGTAGATATGTAAAAAAAGGATCTGTGGCTTCTGCAAAAATTAAAGCAAGAAGATCGTTTAGAGATCATAAAGACAAAAAAGCAATAACCAGTAGAATTGCTACACCAATAGAAAGAAAATATCTTCAGCGAAAAGATGAGGGATAAACATGAATTCTAAAACACTTCACGAAGACTGGAAAACTCTTCATCCAGGACCATTTACAGAGCCAGAGAATGAGGTAGGATATCAGGAATTTTTGAAAATAAAAGAGCAAGGTGATATTCATCATCATCATTATGCTAAAGGTGATAATCCTGATGATAAAAAGAAACGAGAAAAAGACGCCAAAGCAAAAGCAAAAGAAGGTGAAGCAAAGGCAAGTGATGCAGGAGAAGCAAAACCAAATGGTGAAGGTGAAGCAAAAGCAAAACCAAATGGTAATGGTGAAGAAAAGAAGAAATTAGATCCTGTTGGAAAAGAAGATGGGGATATTGATAATGATGGAGATCAAGACAAATCTGATAAGTATCTAGCGAAAAAAAGAAAAGCAATTGGTAAATCAATTAAAGCACAGAAAAAAACAAAAAATGAAAAACCTATAAAATTATCAGGCGAAAAAGAAAAAGTTGAACTTCATAAAGGCAAAGTTGATGAAGAAGCTGAACTAGATGAGGCGGCAGTAAGAGGAAAATTGCGTGATCTTTCTCAAGAATTAGCCGCTTATGCAAAAAAACATAGAAGTAGTGTTGATAAACAATATTTTGAAAAGATTGCACAAATAGCCGCGGCAGGAAAAATGCCTTCTGCTAAAGATATTGATACTGATACAGAACCACGAGATTTTGTTTTAGACATGATGGCTAAATCTTTTCCTATGGGAATAATGAAAAATTATAAAGGAGTTTCTCCTGCTCTTGATCATGCTCTAAGAAAAGATCCAATGCCACAAGATAAATCACTTGAGAAAAAGAGAAATAAAGGCGGACTTTTTTATGCTCGACATGGTGAAGAAGTGGAACTGGGAGTTCCACGTGGTGAAGAATTCCAACCAGACTACAATATTTTACCTGAAGCCGTACTTGTAAATAGAGATTATAAATATGATGGAAAGAAAATTCACATTTCCAAAAAGAATTTTAGTAAAGTTCATAGAGATTTCAAAAACCCCACTAAGGGTAAAGAAATGATGATAACCTATGATCCCAAGTCGGGAACAGTTTTAGTTCCAGTTGAATTTACTGAAGAAGTAAAAGAAGCAAGTACTTACAGAGATAGAGAAAAAGAGGCAAAAAGTAATAAAAAGAGACATTTTGCTTTTGGAGGAAAATCGGATGATAAACGCTGGGGTAAGGGTGGATATAGAAGAGGAACGAGACCCAATGATGAAGAAGTAGAAGTTGATGAAGGATGGAAAAAAGGTAAGCATAAAATTACAGATGATAAAGGAAAAATAATTAGTATTCACAGTTCTGGTTCTAAAGCAGAACGAGAACAACATAAACTTATGCAAACAGATGATCACAAAAAACTAACTGTCACACGGGTAGAAGAAGTTGAACTTGATGAAATTTCTAAAGAATTAAAAGTAAGAGCCTATACGAAAGCGGGAGAAAAAGCATTGTCTGCTCAAGCTAGAAGAGTTAAAGGCGATCTTTCTGCTGGTAAAGAAGTTCTTAAAAGAACTGATCAAAGGTCTAAATTTTACAGGGCTATTTTTGATAAAAAAGCTAAGAAAGAAGAAACTGAGTGGGCAAAATCAAAACGTAGTGATAAAGAGATGGAAGACAAGTATGAAAAAATACATCAAGAACGAGATAAACGCTATAAAGCCCAACGAAAAAAACAAGAAAAAAAAGAAGGAGTAGAGTTTGATTCAAAAGGAAAAATCAAATCTCTCGGATTTTCATTTTCTGACAAAGTTAAAAAATACAATAAAAAAATGCAAAAGTCAAAAGATGAAATGAAAAAATATAAAAAAGAAGATGCTGAAGTGGATGAAATGAGTGCAATACAAAAAACTTCACTTAATATTCATAATCAAAGAGTTAAATTAGGTATTGTCAAACCCGGTACTAAAAATATCAAGAAGAAAGAAAGTGGAGTACAGAAGGCGGCTAAACATGCAGGTATGTCTAGTGCAGAACGTTCTTATTTGTATAATGATAGTTCTGCGGTTGATGAAGCTCCATCAGATTATGAAGATGAAATTAAAAAGTTTAAAGCTGGTGGCGGAAAAGTTAAAAAATTAAAGCCTGGCAAGAAATTCAAAAGTTTTTTTAAAGGAAAATCATTACCTCGCCAAGAAGAAGTTGAAGAAGATGAGATTGATGAAATGTCTAAAAAATTACTTTACAGGGCCGCATCAAAAGCAGAAGTACAAGGAAGAGAACCTGAACGTACAGGCTCAGACACGGGTTTTGGTAGAAGAGATCCTAATATTAGACGGAAACGAAGGGCTCAAGCTGTAAAATTTGTTAAAGGAATGGTGAAAGCAAAAGAAGAAGTTGAAACAGAAGAAGTGAATACGGGAAATAATAGGTTAAGGTCACTTGAAAAAGAAATTGATAAACTTCATGGAAGAACAAAACACATGAAGCATCTTAAAGGAAAAGAGCGTGATCAAATGCGTGATTTATCAAGACAAAGAGATAAACTTTTGAAATCACGTTCTATTCAAGGACAATTTGAAGAAACTGAGATAGAAGAGGGAAGAACAGTAGGATCTTCCGGATATGATTTATATCACAAAACTTTTTCAGATGCAATGCAACATGCATATGATCATGCAAAGAGAAAAGGTGTTACTGTAGATCCAAGTGAAATCGATAGTAAAGTTGCAACTGGTCCAAAGAAACCATCAAACAACAAGACAAATCGTTACATCTTAGGAACAGATAAAAGACAAAAAGTTCATATACAAGTTGCAAATCTTGACAACAAGAGATACGAATTGAACATGTATATTGAGGAAGTTCAAAACGAAGAAGATATCAAATCAAGAATTTCTAATAGTCCATTAGTAAATAAACTTTACTTAATGAATCAAGCAAAGGCTATTGGTAAAGAAAGAGCTGGTCCCGATAAAGAACATAAAATTTCTGCATGGGAAGATTTAGCTAAAAAAATGGGATTCAACAGACGAGATTATGAAGAATTTGGCGACAATCAGGGTATGTATGAATCTTTTATACCACAAGAAAAGGGAGATATGGCTACTAAAACAAGACTAAAACTCGAAAAGGTTCTGGGAAATAGAAAAAAGTTTGTAGAACCTAAAGAGAGAGCAGGAGAAGAGGGGACCGATAAGTTGTCTGACAATTACAAGGAAGCCACTCCTGGTCAAGATACTGTAAAAGAAGGAAATATCATTGTTAATGACAGAGATCCTTATAGGGTTTTTGAACATATGGTACATTATTTAATGGGCACTTCTATTAAAAATATAGAAGATTACACTTTTTATAGAATTGACGAAACCCCTCACAATTTGAGATTAGAAAATAAAGAAGGAGCATTAGCAACAATTACTTTGGCCGATGTTCAATCTTTTTATGATGATCAAGATATGGATATGAATGAATTTATTGAAATGATGGAGGGTTTTGGTGTCAAAGAATTGACAGAAAAAGGAAATAGTATTATAGGAGACGAAGGTGTTCCTGCTATAGGAAAAGATAAAACGGGTCAAGGTATTTATACTACTGATCCACCTAAAACTTTTGAAAATATAGATATATATTCAAAATTTATTCAATCAAATGAGGAACGGCAAAAAAAAGGTTTTGTTGTTAACTAACTAAATAAAGAGAATAAACAATTTTAAATAGGAGAATAATATGCCTTTATGGGGAACATCCGCAGATGTCGCAACTAACAAGCCCAAATTTTTACCTGATGATGCAAATAGTCCTTATGATAAAACTAAGGTTTATGCAACTGAATCTGGTTGGGTAGTAGAAGGAGCCGCAACTGGTAACGGAAATACAAGTGCCGATCCAGAAGTTCTTGTAGCAATTCGTGGTCTTGCTGGAGCTACAGCCGCACTTGGATTGAAACATCCAACTCTGACCAATTTTAGAGTAATTACTTCGGCCGATCATAGTGCTTCAAATAATATTGTATTTGAACTCATCTATGATGAATCTGTAACTTATACTGCTGGTACAGCGGCAACTCTGCTTCTGACTGCATCAGCAGGAGGAGATGTAACTGCATCAGTTACGCATATTGATGGAGTAGCACTAGCAGATGGTTCAGCAGGAAATAGATTGAGATTTACTGCAACAAGTGGTGCCGCGGGAACTTTTACTCTCACAGATGATGTTGCATTTGGAAATCGAACAGATTTATCTGATACAATATCTGGAACTGCATTACAATTAGCTTCAGGGAAGTTAACTTCTGCAGTTAAAACTGCAATAGGCGTTTCTGTAATAACAATTGCATAATATAATTGATAATTGAAATAAGGTTGTTATGTATAAAAATGAAAAGACCAATAACAAGGTTCCTGATCTTGTGACTGATGATGATATAGAAGAAGAGGCTTCTTCAACAAAGGAGTCTCTTATTTCTATTCTTGAAAAGAAAATGATAGAAATTGATGAAATGTATGAAGAACAGGAAGAATTATTAAATGAATACGCAAACAAAAAGCGAGAACTAAATAATAGCGAAGAAGCCGTGAAATTCGAATTAAGCGGGTTACATGGTGCTAAAGTAGTTATACAACAATTAATTGAAGAAGCAAAAGATGGTCAATAAGAGTCTTGGCTGAGTCCCAGCAACTTCATCCATTTTTAAGGAGTTAAAACAATGGCTGACAAAAAAATGACGGATCTAACTGATCTGTCCACTGCGATTGCATCTGATGATGTTGTCCATGTAGTAGATGATCCAGAGGGAAGTCCCGTAAATAAAAAGGTTAGTGTATTTAATCTTTTTGGAAACTTGAATCATTCAACAAATTCGGGGGATCTTACTGGAAGATCATTTGTGTCTACATCTATTTCAACTGCTGTCGGTTCGACATCGGGAGATGTTGCGGCACTCAATGCACAAACAACGCACGATCACAGAACAGGTAATGCTAATTCAGTGGTTAATATTTTTGGTGCAAAAATAGATGCAAATATTTCTGGTTCTAATACAGTAGTTACTACAACCGCCGCAGGCGCAAAAATTACATTGAATATGACTAATGATGTGGTTTCAGCAAATGTAAATACTGCATATACTGGTGGTACTGCAAGAGCATATGGTTTAATGATCGATATAAACGATACGAATAAAGGATCGTCTGCAAGAGCCACAAAACCAGATGCCTTTCTTAGTCTAAGAGATCAAGGAGGAATGCTTGCTCCTTATGCCATAAATAAACCTGGAAACCAAGCAGTTCATTATTTTGCTGAACTTGGTGCTTCAATCGGAGGAGCGAGTAATACAGATGGATATGTTTCTTCCGTAGCTGGCGCTAATACGACTGCTCATGCATCAAATCTTGTAATGTTTAGTACAGCGGTTACTTCAAATACCGCCGAGCAGACTACTGCTGAAATGGCCGATGCAAGATTAAGAATTAAAGTTAACGATGTTGAATATTGGTTGTTAGCAACAAGTAATTCGGTAATGATCGGAGACTAAATTTAAATGGCAGACAAACGCATTTCGGGTCTGCCTGCAATATCATCAGCGGCTAGAGAAGATTTATTATTAGTCGTTGATGATCCAGCAGGTACTCCCTCAAATAAAAAAGTATCATTAACTCAATTTTTTTCAAATGTTGAACCTGAAATAGTGTTTGCCAACACTAAAACGTTGGCCAGTTCTACCAATGCCGCTGTTATTTTTAAGGGCGGGGTTGCAGTACAAGATAGTATGAAGGTTGATACTGATTTAACAGTAAATGTAACTGCTATTTTAAATATTGCAACAATTAATTCAATATCTTCTGCTTTAACTGGCACCACAAATGCTACATATGATTTAGGAAATACGACCATAGGTTGGGGAAATGCATATGTTGGTATAATTAAGGGTGATACTGATGATAATTTATTGATTACAGCAAATACAAACGCCTCCGCAAATATAATATTTACAGGTGCAAATGTTCATATCAAAAGCAATTCAATAATTGCGGGCCAAGATACTACAATTACATCAAATTCTACATTTAGTGCTAATATTACAACATCAGGTGCAAATGTTCATATAAATGGAACTGACTTTACTATAGATTCTAATACTACATTTAAAGCAAATTTAATAATTCATTCAGATTCTACAAATACAGTTATCAACTCTGGTAATACTCACATTACAAGTAATACTTTAATTGCAGGCGAAAATACTGTAATTTCATCAAATGCAACTTTTACTGGTGCTAATGTTTCAATTCTCGCAGACAATGCTTATTTCACAAGCAATAGTACATTTATAGGAAAAGATGTATCCATTTCATCAAATATTACTATGTCTGGTACAAATACTCATATTACAAGTGAGAATTTATATTCATCAGCAAATGCAACATTAGAAGGTGAATTAACTACTATTACATCCAATGTTTCTGCAACTGCAAATGTATCATTAACTTCAGTAATAGATTCTTCAAGTAATGTAACTGGTGCTTTGACAGTAGCAGGAGGCGTGGGTATTCTCAAAAGTGCAACAATTGGTGAAAATTTAATGGTTCATGGAAATATACATGCGGATGGAAATATTACTGCTGAAGGCGGAACTCTTACTTTTGGTGATGCTGATACAGATACAGTAGTATTTAATGCTGATGTTGGTTCTCATGTTAAACCAAATATAGATTCGACTTATGATTTAGGAAATACTACACATCGATTTGCAAATGCTTATATTGATGACATTGTAGTAACAGGAAATGTTGATATTGCTGGTGCAGTAGCGGCAACAGGAAATGTAAGTGCCGCTTTTGGTTCATTTTCAGACAATGTTTCAATTGGAACAGATAAATCATTAACATTTAGAGATGCGACTTTAGAGATCAATTCTCCTGTAAATGGAGAGTTAGAACTTGCTTCTGATGATCTTATTACTCTTACTGCTACTGCAAATGTGGAAATAGATTCAGCAGTTTTTAATGTTGCATCAAATTCTACTATAGCAGGTACAGATACAGTTATTACTTCAAACGTAAATATAACTGCCGCAAATACACTTATTGCCAGTGCAAATGTAAATCTTACTGGCGCTGGAGCAACTTTAGATGGAACATTAATGAATGTTAAATCTAATGTTGATATGACAGGAATTACAACGCTTGGTGTAGATGGTTCAGGAAAAAATTTCACATTGTATTCTGGTACCGCTGGTAATAAACTTAGATTAAAAGCACTTACAGATCAATTTGTCTCAAATACACAAATTGAGAGTAGTGAAAAAATTCGAACTGATGGTAGTGTTGGTGTATCAAATGATTGTTCTATTGTATTCGGTAGTCAGTTTAAAATTATGGATACTGCAAGTACAACTGGATTTCTTCTACAAGAAGATGGAACAGCCGCAGGAAGTGGAACTGAGGGTGGAAGAGTTGATTTAGAAACTCTTGAAGAAGCAAAATTAACTCACAATTCATCTGCTGGATTTGTTTTTAATGATCATTTAACTGCTGAGAAATGTTTTTCACTTTATGGTGCAACTCTTACTTCTGCTACAGTTGGAGATGCAGTAGGTGTTTTTGCAGTAAAAAATGGAACTGCACCGACTGTTCAAGGAGCAGATCAAGCATATTTGTATGCAAAAGATGATTCCGCTGAATCACACATATATACAATGGATGAGGGGGGAAATGAAACAAAACTTGGTCCCCACAATGAACATGATGAATGGGAGTTTTATTCTAGAAACGTTAGAACAGGAAAAGTTATACGTGTAAATATGGAGCGTATGATTCGAAAATTAGAAGAATTTACAGGAGATACTTTTATAGAAGAAAATTGATAATATTATGAAAAAAACTAGAAAAAATAAGTCAGTTGAAAAACAAACAGTTTTAGAAAAAGATTATACATTATTTTATGACGAAAGTAAAAAAAGGAGTGATAATATTATGCTTGAAAAAATAGAAAATGAACTTGAAAAATTAAATAATGATAGAGCAATGACAATACAAAAAGTAAATCAGTTTGAAGCAGAGTTAGCAAATTTAAGAACTCATCTTACTATGATTGATGGAGCTATTCAAACCTGTACTTATTTTTTAACTGGAAAAGAAGAAATAGACATAGACAATGAAGTAGCAGTAAAAAGCTAATTGAAAGAGAACTAGTGTTTGATGATTTGAATAAAGATAATTTTATCTTATATGCAATGAAATTTTATGAAAATCCTCAATGTTTAAGTGAACAAGATTTTCATGATGATTTAAAAATTATAAAGTATTTGAAAAGATTGTTGAATAGATATCATTTGGGTGGAGAGTTAAAGGAAAGATTAATTTTAAATCATTTAATAACATTAGGAAATGTTTTTCCAGTTGAGGTTTTATCTAGAATATTATTTTTGAAAATATCTCAAAAATATTGGACTTATTTAAAAACTTTTTTGATATATTTAGAATATATGCCAGAACAAATATCAAGCATAAATGGCGAAAAAATTATTAGTAGTGATATAAGAGTAAATTTAGAAATAGCAAATAGATTAAGAGAGATAACACCAGATGGGATTAGCATCAGCCGCAGGTAATATATATTTTGTTTATTCATTCATTAAAAGACTTGCAACTCCTTTTAAGAGTACAAAAGCCTTTGAATTGGGTATAATTGATGAAAATGGAAAAGTTCTTAAAAAAAGAAGCAAGTTAAAAACTAAAGAAGAAAAAGAATCATATACACTATCAGATACATTAGTTTTTAACTTAAAAAAAATTTTAGCAAAAGTTCCTGGTGGATCTTCAAAATTTGCTAATTTTGCGGCGGCATTATTTTTAATGAAAGAAGAAAATAAAAACGCAAAATTATATTACGATCAAACATTTTTAGAAAAAGAATATACGGCATTTTTGCAAGAATGTAAGTATAACAAAAAAGAAGTAAGTCAACTAATAGAAGAAGTTGAACTTGAGATGTATGAAGAATTAAACGAAGATGGATTAGCCGCTGGCGGTGGTAATATTGCAGGAATTGGTGTAGAACATCCTACTAAGCCAGGACAAGCAGAACCGGGAATTAGAAAGAAGAAAATAAAAAAAGGAAGTAAATTCGCTGGTTCAGAAGTTTTTATGGTTAAACCAGAAACTTTTATGAGAGCAAGATACGGTAAACGCCGTTATGCTAGATATGAAAATTATGTAGGTAATGATGAAACGGGGGAAGCCATTAGACAATATGGAAGAGCAAATCCAGGCAAACCGATTGTTTTACAAGATGAACTAACAGGTTCTATGATTTATCTTAAATACGGACGTAAATATGCTGGATTTCACAGCTTTTAGAGAACAAGAAGAAATTGCAACTTTTGCAGAAAAACATGATATCGATTATAATGTTGCAAAAAATGTAATAAATGTACTGGTGGAGAAAAATATAAATAAGAGTGATGCTGAAACTGTTTCTTCTATTGTTAGAATGTTTAAGTTAAGAGAAGAACCCAAGAGTAAAAAGCAATTACGTATAGAAGAAAAACAAGGAAATTTGCAACATCTTTTAAACGAATTTAAAAAAGATAAGATGAAAAAACAGAATGTTGACGAAAATTTTAAGTCAATATTTAAAGTGGGAGCAAAGCAAATATGATAGCAAGAGATACACTTACAATACAAAACCATACAGAAGGCGATGGAACCGCCGCTAGACTGACTAATATTGCATTTCAGGGGTGGTCTGATGGTGAAGATTCTGCTAATGATTATTTTTTAGGATACGGTACAACTACATTTACTGGATCTGGATTAAATGACCTTACATATGGTGGAAATTATAATGCGGCTGATGTTAGAACTTATCGAGTGAAAATTGATTTGGCCGCCGCTACTGATACATTTACTTGGTCAGATGATGGGGCCTCCACATGGGAAGCTACGGGTGTTGCAATTATAGGATCTGCTCAAGAATTAAATAATGGTATAACAATTACATTTGCCGCAACAACTGGTCATACATTAAATGAATACTGGGATATAACTACAATCGTAACAACAACGGCCATGCACAAATTAGGAGAAATAGTTGTTGATCATGAAGGAACCTCTGCTGATGATAAAGGGGAATTGGTCGTAAAAACAAATAATAATTCAGGGGTGAACACCGTTCAAACCTACCATTCCAATGGTGATGCAACTTTTTCTGCAAAATGTTATAATTCTGATGGCGCATCCGGCTTAATAACCATTAGAGACACCTCAGGCACAATTGTTAACACGTAAAGAACAAATGAAAGATTCAATACAATTTAGACTTTTCAATACCTTTGAAAGATTTGTATTGGCCCCAATGATTACTATTACTGTTGCTATAGTAGGGTGGAGTCTTGTTAATATTATAGAATTAAAAGAAGATGTAGCTACAGTAAAAACTGATATAAAACATATAACAAAACAAGTTGATGTTATATCTGATAGAATAGCTGGTTTATCTCCCGGACACCCTTTCCTAGCAACATTAAATAATGTAATGAAACCTGCTAAATTCGAAAGAAATTGGGAAAATGACTCTGAATGAAAATGAACAAAAAGTTTATAAATTAGCTGTATCTATAAAAAATAAAAACAAAGTTAATGATGTAAATCTTATCTATAACTATGCTTACAGTTTAAATGTAACTGATGAATCAATCCAAAAAATTTTATTATTAGCCTCTTGGTGATTGACTTTCCTAATTAAATCTGATATAATTCTAATAAAACTTTAATTCCTTCGGGTATTATGTCCATTTATATTGATGTAAAATATTTGAATCTTTTATCTAATCGTCTTCTTCTCTATAAACAAAAAAGAGAATATCTTTGGAATTTTCGATGTCCAATCTGTGGTGATTCACAAAAGAAATCAACAAAAGCAAGAGGATATATTCATAGAAAAGAAAATGATCTTTTTTATAAATGTCATAATTGCGGGGTGGGTAAAACTTTTTCAAATTTTTTGAAAGAGTTGGACATGAGGTTACATTCTGAATATATTATGGAGAGATATAAGACTGGTGAGAACAAATTTAGTAATTATAAAGAACCAGAATTCAAATTTGAAACTCCAAAATTTAAAAAAATTGCTTTAGAAATTCCGTGTGTACAAGATTTAGATGATGAACATTTTTGTAAGCAGTATGTTAAATCTAGAAATATTGAACTCAATAAATACAAGTATCTTTATTTTGCTCAAGATTTTAAAAAGTGGGTTGAAAGTCTAAATCTTGATACAAATTATGAATTAATTGAAGATGATCCTAGATTAGTCATACCTTTTTTAGATAAAGATTATAATTTGATTGCCGCTCAAGGAAGATCCTTGAGAGGAGGATCTAAATTAAGATATGTGACAATTAAAGTCAAAGAAAATGCGCCAAAAATTTTTGGTTTGAATACATGGGATGAAAATAAGACAACATATATAGTCGAAGGTCCGATTGATTCTTTATTTGTAGAAAATTCTATTGCTATGGCCGGTGCTGATTTATCTGCATATAGGAAAATGTTTGAGAATACTGATGTAGTATTCATTTATGATAATGAAAAAAGAAATAAAGAAATTATTAAAAAAATGGATAGGATTATTGCAGATAACTATAAGATAGTTATCTGGCCTAAACATGTGACAGAAAAAGATATTAATGATATGATTTTAAATAATATAGATGTTATGAATATTATTGAACAAAATACTTATCAGGGTTTAACTGCAAAAACAAAATTATTAGAATTTAAATTATGATAAGTGAACAACAAGTGCATAAGTATGGTTTTGTGAAATTATTAGAAGTGATGGGCAATGATGAAGAAGTCGAAAATGCCGCTAGAATTAGTTACGGAACTGGTACACGAAAAACAAGTCAAACAAGCAATCTAATTCGTTATTTAATGCGCCACAAACACACATCACCATTTGAGATGTGTGAAGTGAAGTTTCACCTGAAGCTACCCATATTTGTGATGAGACAAATTGTTAGACATAGAACTGCCAATATAAATGAGTATTCAGGTCGTTATTCTATTATGAGTGACGAATTTTATTTGCCTGCGGAAAAAGATGTACACGAACAATCAGAACAAAATAATCAAGGTCGAGGAACAGAATTAGATGAAGACAACAAACAGCTTGTCCTTGGACGAATGTATGATGTTAATGAACATGCAAAAGGTTGTTACAGACAAATTGTAGAACCCAATGAATTAGATGGGTTTTACGAAGGATTTAAGGGGATTGCTAGGGAATTAGCAAGAGTAGTTTTACCAGTTTCGAATTATACAGAATGTATCTGGAAAATAGATTTAAATAATTTCTTTAAGTTTTGTAATTTGAGAATGGATTCTCATACACAACAAGAAACAAGAGATTATGCAGAAGCAATGTATGAATTAGTAAAACCAATGTTTCCTATATGTTGTGAAGCATTTGAAGATTATGTTTTTAATTCTGTAACTTTTTCCCAAAAAGAAATGAAAATTATAAAAGACAATTTAAACGGTAGTTGGGTTATGTCTAAGTATGGATTGTCTAAAAGAGAATCAAAAGAATTTTTAGAAAAACTGAAAGGAACTTAAAATGCCTCTACCTACTGAATATCAATCATTTATTCACCTATCAAGATATGCAAGATGGGATTATGATCTTAAAAGACGAGAAACCTGGGAAGAAACGGTTGATAGATATTTGAATTTTTTTAAAGAACATTTAGAAGTTAAACACAATTTTGATCTTGATAATGGATTAGAGGCAGATTTACGTAAAGCTATTAGCAATCTTGATGTAATGCCATCAATGAGATGTTTGATGACAGCGGGAGAAGCACTTAAAAAAGAAAATGTAGCGGGTTATAATTGTTCTTATGCCAAAATAGATACTCCACGGTCATTTGATGAAATTTTATATGTCTTGATGAATGGGACAGGTGTGGGTTTTTCAGTAGAAGAAGAATATGTTAATCAGCTTCCAACAATAGCAGAAGAATTTTATGAAACAGATACTACAATTGTTGTAGCAGATTCAAAACTGGGATGGGCAAAATCATATAAAGAATTACTTTCATTAGTTTGGCAAGGACAAATTCCAAAATGGGATTTGTCTAATGTGAGGGCCGCTGGTGCCGCTCTTAAAACATTTGGAGGAAGAGCATCGGGACCTGAACCTTTGGAAGACCTTTTTGTATTTACTATAAATACATTTCGGGATGCGGCTGGACGAAAATTAAAACCAGTGGAAGCTCATGATATTGTTTGTAAAATCGCAGAAATTGTTGTCGTAGGTGGTGTTCGTAGGTCTGCTCTCATTAGTTTATCTAATCTTAATGATGAAGCAATGCGCCATGCTAAATCAGGACGATGGAGTGAAACAAATCCACAAAGAGCCCTCGCTAATAATTCAGTTAATTATAAAGAAAAACCAGATGTTGGTACTTTTATGCGAGAATGGTTATCTCTTTATGATTCTAAATCTGGGGAACGAGGAATTTATAACAGTTTGTCGGCTAAACGACAAGTAGAAAGATTGAATAATGAAGAACAAATCAGACGAGAGCCGAGAGATGATTTTGGTACCAATCCATGTAGCGAGATTATTCTTAGAAGCAGAGAATTCTGCAACCTTTCTGAAGTCGTGGTCAGAGGATGGGACGATTCCGAATCTTTGGAAAAGAAAGTTCGAACTGCAACTATCCTTGGAACATTTCAATCAACCCTCACCAGTTTCAAGTATCTCTCAAGAGACTGGAAGAAGAATTGTGAGGAGGAGCGGCTTTTGGGCGTTTCCCTCACAGGAATAATGGATAATTCTTTGACAAATGGTAAAAAGGGTAATTTAGAAGATTTATTGGAGAATTTAAAAAATGTCGCAATTAAAACAAACAAAGAATTTTCAGAAAAACTTGGAATCTCACAAGCCGCCGCAATCACTTGTGTCAAGCCTTCTGGTACGGTTAGCCAGCTTGTTGACTCTGCTAGTGGTATACATGCTCGCCACAACCCTTATTATTTTAGAACGGTGCGAGCGGACAATAAGGACCCACTCTGTAAATTCATGAAAGAAGCAAAATTTCCAAATGAACCAGATGTAATGAAACCGAAACACACAACTGTATTTTCGTTTCCTGTGAAGAGTCCAAAAAATGCAATATGTAGAACTGATATAAATGCTATTGAACAATTAAGTCTTTGGTCTATATATCAAAAACATTGGTGTGAACACAAACCCTCTGTTACTATTTCTGTCAAAGAACATGAATGGATGGAAATGGGAAATTGGGTTTGGAATAATTTTGATGATATTAGTGGGATATCTTTTCTGCCTTTTTCTGAACATACATACAGACAAGCACCGTATCAAGATTGTACAAGAGATGAATATACGAAAGCAGTAAAAACAATGCCTAAAAATGTTAATTGGTCATTATTATCTACATATGAAGAAAAAGATTTTACTGTGGGATCACAAGAATTGGCTTGTGCCGCAGATGATGGCTGTGAAGTAGTGGATTTATAATGTTAAAATATGAAATAGATTTCAATAAAGGAAATTATATTATTGGGCATTTTACTTTTCGAGAATGTGCAATGTGTGAAAAAGCAAAATCTTTATTCGCCGAACATAAGATACAATATATGTTCATTCAAGCAGATAAGAAATTGTTTGGAAAGATATTATCAGTTACAGGAAGTACAAAAGTTCCTCAGATTTTTATGGATGGTAAATCCTTTCTGACTGTAGAAAAACTAGAAGAATCATTAAAAAAATGAGGAGAAGGAATAATAACCTAATATGGAGTTATCAGAGAAAGTTACATGTCCAATTTGTTCTAAAGTATATGAAGTAAATATTAGTGAAGAAGAATCTGAAAATGAAAGGGTACAGTATTGTTCTTATTGTGGAGAACCGTTAGAATTGCCAGAAGAAGACGAAGAAGATGATAACTGGGATACATGATTTGCATGTGGGAATTGATTATTCATTAACGAGCCCAGCAATAACAGAATGTCGTGGTGAGTGGAAATATGAAAACATTACACATTATTGTTTAGCAAAAAATAATAGACAACTTGAAAGATGGGGCCCTTTACATAATATTGAAATAGCAGAATATCCTAAATATAAGACAGAGATGGAAAGATATCTAGGATTATCTTCTTGGGTTGAAAAATGTATTGTAAAATATGATATAAGACCCAAAACAGTTTTTATTGAAAATTATGCATATTCCGCAAATGGTCAAAGAGTTTTACAAATTGCGGAAAATATGGCAATTTTAAAAAATACTTTATACAACTGTAATTTGAGGTATGAAATGATACCTCCTACAGTAATTAAAAAATACGCATCCAATAAGGGAAACGCAAATAAAGAATTAATGTATGATTCTTTTGTGGCTGACACACAGAGAGAACTTACAAAAGAATTTCAGACAAAATGCGATAAAAATCCCATTTCAGATATAGTTGACTCTTATTGGATTTGCAAATACGGATACAACAATGGCAACAATACCTGAAGAATATGCTAATTTTGACTTCGGTTTTTCCGCAGTAGATGATGAAGAATATAAAGCAAAAACCACAGAAGTAGAAAAGAAAATAGTTGAGGTTGAAGCAAAATCAAAAGATTTTTCAGCATTGGAAAAGAAAATAGATTCTGCTATAAAAGAAATTGGTTATAAAAAAGATTATTTAGAAGAAAAATATGTAGAAGATATGGGCAAGGTTGAAGAATTAATTTTACCCATTTTATATAATCTTATGAAAAATCCAGAAAAAGACTACATATACTGGCCAAAACGTGAATCAATTATTATGAAACAAATAGAAAAAATTAAAGATGTGACACAAGATTTGTCTAAATAGTTTTAGTTGATGATACTGTAGAGTAGCATTTAAGACATCGGTGCGATTCCGATCAGCTCCACCAAGGAATGTCATGGAACAAAAATTAATGTGGCTTGCAATAATTATAATACTTGCATTGGGAATAACTTATGCCACACTTTTTATTGGATATGACTTTCGTTGATGGGGCTGAAATAGATTTCGATTGAATGTGATTATGCAGAGGAGACCATCTTGACAGATGTAAAATGTCATTTAACTTAATCGCAAATAATGACGATTATTATTCAGCACAAGTGGCTTTGGCCGCTTAATTGCTGACGGGCTTATGATTGTGCCTTGGAACAGAAACAATCAGATACACACACATACACACAGAAAGGTATAATATGTCTAATCCATATGAATTGAGATTTAGACTCTTAGAGATGGCACAAAGTTATCTCCAAGATGAATACTGTAGAAAAGAAAACGTTGCGTTGGATGCATGGAATTTTGCACAAGACCAAGGTAATGCAAGTACGGGGTTACGAAAAGAACTCCAGCCAGAATCTTATTCCATTGAGGATATTAAGAAGAAGGCAACTGAACTCTATGAATTTGTAGAGAACAAATAATTATTGCGGCACCCCATCTGCAAGCAGATGGGGTTCTTACATACAGGAAAAATGATATCATTTACAGAAAAAGCCGCTAATAAAGTATTGAGAATAATGCAAGAACAAAAAGTATCTGATGACACAGTAGTACGTGTTGGTGTTAAGGGTGGAGGATGTTCCGGATTTACCTATACAGTGGATTTTGATAGTAGAAAAGGCAAATTTGATTTAGAATTTGAATCTTTCGGTCTAAATATTTTATGTGATAAAAAAAGTCATTTATACATTAAAAATACAGAAATTGATTGGTCAGATAATTTAAATGATCGTGGATTAAAATTTAATAATCCTTCAGCAAAAGGTTCGTGTGGCTGTAGGACTTCATTCATGTACGAACACACAGAAGAGACGGAAAATGATACAAAACCAACCTGGATGTGAACTTAAAATTTCTGAAAAAGCCGCGAGTGTTTTTAAAGAAATGATTGAAGATGAAAAAAAAGACCTTGAGGATTCCTATTTACGAGTAGGAGCAGATTCTGGTGGTTGTTCTGGGTGGAAATATAGTTTAGATGTTGAAGATAGTGTTAAACCAGAAGATTTAATTTTTACAGAAAATGGTGTTAAATTAGTAGTAGACGAATACATGCTTAATGATATAATTGGTGATGTAGAAGTAGATTATAAAGTAGGCAATTTAGTAGAACAGGGTTTTATATTTAAACGGCTCAAATTTGAGCATGTCTGTGGATGTGGAGAGAGTTTTACACCAGTAAAAGATATTCCTGCAGACGGAAAACAACACTTAGGATGGAAATAAAATGGCATATTCAGATAAAGTAGTGGCGCATTTTGAAAACCCTAAAAATATTGGAAGTTTTGATAAAAACGATCCAACCATTGGAACAGGACTTGTAGGTGCTCCAGAATGCGGTGATGTAATGAAATTACAAATAAAGGTGGATGATAATGATAAAATTGTTGATGCAAAATTTAAAACATTTGGATGTGGTTCTGCAATTGCAAGTTCTTCATTGGCAACTGAATGGGTTAAGGGCAGATCGTTGGATGAAGCATTTGCGTTAGATAATACAGTTATCGTGAAAGAATTATCATTGCCCCCAGTAAAAATTCATTGTTCAGTTCTTGCAGAAGATGCAATTAAGGGGGCAATAGCAGATTATAAAAGTAAACAAGAAATAAATACTTAAAGAAACAGAATCCCGTATAAACATAAATATAAGGGAGTTAAAGGAGTTAAAATGTGTAATAATCCAGAATGCAAATGTTCAAATTGCACCTGTGATCCATGTGAATGTTCGTCTGAAAATCCTTGCGGATGTGAATTTGATGATGAACAAGTAGCACCAGTTTAAAAGGGAAAAAATGTTAAATGTAAAAGAATTATTTGAAAATTTAAGTGATCAAGAAAAAGAAGAACTTAGAAAACTTCTTCTTCATCATACGGATGATGTTAAAGAGCAAAGTCCTAAAGAAGACACTTATGCTAATATAGCAATAATAGATCCGCTTCAACAGAATGAAGAAGCTGAATCTCAAGAACCTGAAGTAAAAGAACCTGAAGCAGAAGATCCCGATCTTACAGTTTCAGAAAAACAAGACTTTTTAGTTAAATTTGGATATGATCCTACTAATGTCAAGTATATGAATGCTGATATTTTAGATCAAGCGATGAGTAGTGCTATAAGAATTAAAGATGCAGAAGCAGGCGGAGAAACCGTTACTGCGATTGGTAAGGGTCTCCCTACAGAAGGATAATAATATTCTAAATTGAAACATTATGAGGAAATATAATGGCAATAACTACAAAACAATCCGGTGATGAATTATCGGCTATAGAAAAAAGAAAAGTGAAAAATTGGTGGGCAAGAATTACTCTATCTTGGGCCATTGTTGGAACATTTTTAATCTTAATATATTTGTTATTTTTTACAACTGGTACTACAGACAATCACATGCAACTAATAAACATTTTGGTTGGAGCCTATGTAGCAGTTTTAGCAAAAAGCACCGATTACTGGTTCAAAGAGAAAGATGATCCAGAACATAAGGAAGCAGAGAAATTACAGAATGGCAATTGAAAAGTCCTTTTTTCCCACTCAACCAAATCTTGGAATTATAGACAGGGCTTATTATAAAGTTCATGATGTTATACCCTTAACAGATAATATGTATCTAGCAAATGTTTGGGTTTATATTAATGAATATGAAAGACAAAATAATCCAGATATTCCCTTCGCACAAAATAGAATGAAATTCGAAATAGACCCTTCCGCTTTTATAGAGGGTATTAGTGAAAATGAAAATCAAATCAAGCAATCATATAATAAATTAAAAAATTTAACTGACAGTTTTAAAAATGATTCAACTGATGTATAAAGGAATATTATGCTTACAATATTAGGTAGTCTGTTAGGATTTGCAACTTCAACTATTCCTAGCATAGTAGATTTATTCAAAGATAAAGCAGAAAAGAAACAAAAAACAGAAGAATACAAACTTCAAATAGAAGCAAAGAAACAAGGTGTTGATTTAGATATCAAATTGTTCGATGCAAAGAAAGATTTTGAAGAGCAAAAAATGCTTTTGGCTCACGATACTGCTTTAGGAAATCAAAAAGGATTTATAAATTCATTACGAGCATTTGTAAGACCTTTTATAACTTATGTTTTCTTTTGCACGTTTATTGGTGTTAAAATAGTGTTAGTGTATCAAGCAATTAAAAATGGTAGTGATTTGAATGCAACTCTTGATGTAGTATGGGATGAGCAAACAGAAGGATTATTTGCCGCTATTATTAGTTTTTGGTTTGGTTCCCGTGCAATGCCAGCAGTAAAACAATCTGTGGCTTCAGCACCAACACCTAATACGAAATAATTTGATATATGGATGAAATGAATTTTCACGAAATGGCTCTAGAAGATTTAGAAAAGTTAAAAGAATATTTTCTAGATTCTAGAAATACAGAAGAATTATCTACTGATAGAGGCAATTTGAATAATAAAATATTGCTTATTGATAAAGCAATTGTTAATAAAAAACAACAACAATTAAATGGTTAATTATGTCTAAAAGTACACCACATATTACTATAAAAAATAGAAATAATAATAATTTTAGAACTTTACAGGCTTTTAAGAATAAAGTTAATGATGAGGGAATTTTACAAGATTTGAAAAAGAAAGAATATTTTGTAAAACCTTCTAGGGCTAAGAGATTAAAATCTGAAAATGCAGAAAAACAAAGAACGAAAGATTTAAATAAAGATATTAAAAATGCCTTAAAAAAACAAAATGATCTGTTTTCCTAAATTATAAATACTTATTTAATATTTGAAAAACGAAATGAAAAAAGTAATTGTTGAAACTCTAGTACCGACACATTTTAAATTCCTTGCTAGGGATTTAGATGGCAAACTTTTTGCTTTCGAAAACAAGCCAGAACTTGCAACTGATATTGTTTGTGATACATGGGATGTTAAAGAGGGAGAAGTTTTACAAATTACTAATCCAATTTCCGTATCAGAACGAGAAATTAATTCACAATTAGGAAATTGGAAAGAATCATTAATTGATTTAAAAGAATAATTATGAACAAATTATGGTATTCTTGGGAAGAAATGCGTAGAGATGTTAATGTACTTGCAAGAGACATTGTTCTTGATAATTTTGACCCAGTTGTGATTGTTGGATTATCACGAGGAGGATTAACTCCTGGCGTGATGTTGTCACATTGGTTCAAAAAACCATTCAAATCTGTGGCATCAGCTTTGAGAGACTTTCCTGAGTGGGAAGAATATTTACCAAGACCCACCGATAAGAGAGTTTTAATAGTTGATGATATTTGCGATTCTGGTGAAACTTTTCACAAAATGGCAAATCATATTATCAAGAAAGCCAATGGAGTAGATGTTCGATTTGCTACTCTTTGGTGGAATAATGAATGTGATTTTGAACCAAAATATTATGTCAGAGAAATAGCAAAAGATTCGACAAATACTTGGGTGCATTTCCCTTGGGAACAATGGTGGAACGCACCTGTTTAATTTGAATAATTTTTACTTTGACATATAAATTTAATACCTTAAGGAGAATAAATGGTAGAAAAAGTTCTTGGCTGGATTCGTTCAGTTACAGAAATAGGTCTTGCACTTATTGCACTAGGAGTAGTGCTTCAAATTATTTTTGGATCCGCAGTCCCATTCTTAGGAATAGATGTGGTTGGATCCGTAGTTGCGCTTGTGAAGCAATTCGGAAGCGAGGGGCTAGTTGGATTAGTATCAATTTGGGTACTATGGGCAATTTACTCCAAAAAGTAATTATATGATTTTATAAGCGGAGGTGGAAGACTTCCGCTTTTTGACACATTACTTAATCATTAACAATTAACTTTTGGAAGGAAGTTAACATGAAAAAATTAATAGCCCTAGTGGCGGTGACCGCAATGTTTGCAGTCATAAGTACTGTTATCGTTGGTAAGAAATTACCTTCAGTTGGGTATGTTCTAGTGGGACCACACACCGATGGTGGATGGTCAATGAGACATCATCAAGGATTCCAATCATTAACAAAGCACGGTTATGAAGTTAGTATGGTGGAAATGGTTCCGGAAGCCGAGTCACAAAAAGTATTTCGTAAACTTGGGCGAAAACATGATATCGTTTTTGCTACCTCATTTGGTTATATGGACCCAATGGTTAAGGCCGCCGCTAAAGATCCCAATACGATTTTTATGCACGCCACAGGCTATAAGGGTAATGATAAAAATATGGACAACTATAGTTGTATGAGTTATCAAGCACGATATCTTGCAGGAGTTGCGGCAGGAATGCTGACAAAAACTGGTAAAATTGGTATAGTTGGTTCTCATCCAATTCCTGAAATCATTCGTAATATTAATGCAGTTATAATTGGTGCAAGAACAATTAATCCAAAAGCAGAAGTTAATATCGTATGGATTAATTCATGGTTTGATCCACCTAAAGATATGGATGCGGCCAAAGCTCTTCTCGATGACGGGAATGATGTTTTATTTACTACAACTGACTCACCAAGTGTAGTGACTCTTGCACAAAGTGCATGGAAAGCTGATGGTAGAGAAGTTTGGAGTATGGGTAATGATGCGCCTATGGGAAGTAATGGACCAGATCGATACATCACAGGTATGATGTTCAACTGGAATGTTTTATACAAACATATTGTTGATCAACTTGCGGCTGGTAAACTTAAAATGGGCCAAAGATATAGTTGGGGTTTGAAAGAAAATTGTGTTGGTCTATCGCCATGGGGTGTAAATGTTCCTGGCGCAGTTGTTAATCACGTTGAAACTATTAAGATGAACTGGATTAATGATGAGATGGACATATATTTTCCTTTTTCACAAGGTGTTACTAAAAAGGATGGAACGAAAATTCCTGCTAATACTATTAAAAGACACGCATTGGAAACAATGGACTTTTTTGTAGAAGGTATTGTAAATAAATTTCCAGGATCTTAAATTGTAATGCAGACTTTAATTGAGGGAATTCCCAAAGCGGAGTTACATGTTCATCTTGAGGGCACATTAGAACCAAAAATGTTGCTTGAAATGGCGACACGAAATAATATTAATGTGCCCTATGATGGAATAGATTCTGTATATTCAGCTTATGATTTTCAAAATTTAAGTTCATTTTTGAAATTATATTATGGTGGTCTGGAAGTTTTATGTACTGAACAAGATTTTTACGATCTTACTAAAGCCTATATGGATCGAATTCATTTAGACAATGTAAGACATACAGAAATTTTATTCAATCCACAAAATCATATTAAACGTGGAGTTTCTTTCGAAACAGTATTCAATGGAATTGATCGGGCATTGTGTGAATCAAATATTTCTTCATATTTAATTTTAGATTTTAATCGTACTTTTAGTATAGAATCAGCTTTTGATATATTAGAAGAAGCAAACAAATATCAATATCAACATAGAATAGTTGGTGTTGGATTAGATGGTATTGAAGAAGGTTATCCGCCAGAATTATTTACAGAAGTATTTAAAAAAGCAGAACAACTTGGATTTCATAGAGTATGTCATACTGGAGAAGAATCCCCAAAGCATATTACAGATACGTTAGATTTTCTTAACGTTGAAAGAATAGATCATGGTGTACAATGTGAAGATGATGAGAAATTGATGCAAAGATTAGTTGATGAACAAATATCATTAACAGTTTGTCCTTTTTCAAATGTTAAACTGAAAATATTTGATAAAATGGAGAATCACAATCTTAAACGATTAATGGATAGAGGAATTCCAATAACAATCAATTCTGATGATCCTGCATATTTTAGAGGATATATTAATGAGAATTATTATGAAGTTCAACAAGCATTTAATATGGATTATTGGATGATTGCTGATTTGGCGAAGAACAGTTTTAAGTTTAGTTTTTTACCAGAAGAAGAAAAAGAGAATCATATTAAAAATATTGATAACTTCATAAAGGATTTTTAATGAATTCGGTTCCGATAATAGATTTCAAAAGTAAAACTTGTTTACAAGAAATGTACGATGCCTATACTACAGTAGGTTTCGCAGTATTCATTAATGTTTATGATGAATGGTTATCGGAATTTTCCCAATGGAAGCTACTTATGGAAGAGTTCTTCCAACTACCCTTGACTGTGAAAAAACGATGTGCATATAGTGGCGTAAAAGAAAATCTTGGTTATAATTGGTTGGAGGAAGAACGACTCACGCCAACATCTCCAGGTGATATCAAAGAAAGTTACAACTGGGTATCACCTGATAGAATGCAAAAAAAATATTGGCCAAGAGAATTAGGGATACCAAAATTCAAACCAATGGCACAGAAAATAGAACGCATCGCACGATTGCTTTCATATGAATTTGTATACAAATTTGAAGAAATGTTTTCTCTTCCAAGAGGGTTTCTTGTAGAAAAACACGTAGATGGAAGCGCAACAATGAGAATGATACACTATCCAAAATGGGAAGAAGAAATTAAAGAAGGACAGTTGAGAGGGGGTAGACATACTGATTATGGTAGTATAACTCTTTTGTGGAGATTTGATGATACAGGAGGGTTACAAGTAGAGAATAAGGAAACAGGTGAATGGGAAGATGTTCCTTGTGTAGAAAATAGTATAGTATTAAATGTAGCTGATATGCTTTCAAGATGGTCAAACGGAATTCTCAAATCTACTAATCATAGAGTGGTGAATACTGATATGTCAAAATCGAGATATTCGATGCCATATTTTGTTGATCCTGGTCGTGATGTGATAATAGAAAATTTCACAGATCAACCTGACCAATTTGACCCAATTTCTGCATATGAATATCTTAAATGGAGATTATCACAGTCTTATGTGGATAATTCTTATATAGAGAATAATGAGATGAGTATAGAAGGTCAACAGTATCTTCCAGAAAATCAATAATATAGTATATGAAAGGATAATATGGAAGGCTTATTTGAAAGCATTCTGACCGCAATAGCGGTTGTTATTAACGGTATTCCTCAAGGGATTTTAGCATTGTCTTTTGGGTTTGCCGCTTTTCCTACTGCAATTGCATTTGTTATTGGTATTATAGGATCAATAGCATTTGCATCAGTAGCAACCATATCGTTTCAAGCAGAAACGATTACTCTTGCTGGTACTTTAGGTAATAATATGAAAGAGAGATTATCTCTCATATTTTGGGGTGCCGCATTATTGTTAATTCCTTCACTCTTAGGAATGAACGAAGCACTTGTACAGTTTATCGGCCCAATTGTTGTCACATCTATGATGTGTGGAGTTGGATTGATGCTTGCAAATGTAGCAATAGATTTGTTCAATTCAGAAAAATGGACAGGTATAGTATCTATGGCTAGTGCATTGATTGTCTGGTTTTGGACAAAAGATTTAGCATGGACTATCATAGCATCTGTAATGATTTCAACTGCATTTTATGTTTTACTTAAATTCAATTCAGAATTGAGAACAACATTAGGTGTTGAACTTGAAGAAATTACAGTTGATAAGGAGAGAGAAAAATTCACTACAGGAAACATTGAGTGGAAATTCTGGACAAATAGGAATATCGTCCTCGGTGCATTATCTCTTGCATGTTTAAACATTGGAGCAAATATATCATTCGGTAAGATCACAGGATCTATTGCTGGTGCAGAAACTAATATTGATCATCTTGCAATATATTCTAGTCTTGCTGATATGGGTTCAGCATTCTTTGGTGGTGGACCAGTTGAAGCAATTATTTCTGGAACTGCTACTGCACCCATGCCAGTTGTAGCATCTTGTATTATGATGGGTATTATGGCGGTTATTCTTTTAACTAAATTGCTTCCTGTCATAGGACAATATGTACATAGAGCATCCATTGCAGGATTTCTTTTTGTATTGGGCGTTTTCGTAACATTTATGACTAATATAAATGGTGCAATTGCTCAAGGCGGAGAATTTGCAGGACCATATGGATTTGGACCAGCAGGAATGGTGATTGGTGCAACTGCATTTGTGACTATGAAATGGAATCCATTCTATGGATTGGTTGCAGGATTTGTTACTCAATTAATTTTTATGGGAGCATAATATGGCTTGGGGAAATAGTTTTAAAGATGAGTTTTATGAATTAAAAGTCGCAGGACTTACTAGAAAACTTCCTAAAGTTAAAATAAATGACAAGCTCGCCATTGCGAGCTTTGTCATGCTTGGAGATACTGACTTAATAGAAAAGTGTGCCGATGCATTATTTTATCAATTGGATACTCGTAAACTTGATATAGATATAATAGTTGTTCCAGAAGCAAAAGGAATTGCTTTAGCACATTGTATTTCAAATCATATGTCAGTTGATTATGTTGTAGCAAGAAAAGGTGTTAAGGGATATATGACGGATCCTATGATAGAGAAAGTTCAATCTATCACAACCATAGGAGCGCAAACACTTGTTTTGGATAAATGTGATGTTGATAAGTTAGAAGGAAAGAATGTTTGTATTGTTGATGATGTAGTTTCTACAGGTGGATCTATTGTAGGATTACAAAAAATACTAGAGAAAATTAACTGTACTGTTGTTTGTAAAGCGACAGTATTATTAGAGGAAGCAGGATATGATAAAGATGATTTAATATATCTTGCAAAATTACCAATTTTTCGATTAGGAAATCAAGATGAGTAGTAAATTTAATAATCGATGGGACAATATTACACGTCCATATACACAAGATGATGTAGATCGTTTAGGTGGTTCACTTAAAATAGAATATACTTTAGCAAAAAATGGTGCAGAAAAATTATGGAGAAAACTTCATTCAACAGTTACACCTTACGTAAGTGCATTGGGAGCATTAACGGGTAATCAAGCAATGCAACAAGCAAAAGCTGGATTAGATTCTGTTTATCTTTCTGGATGGCAGGTGGCTGGTGATGCGAATGATAGTTTAGAAATGTATCCAGATCAGTCATTATATGCAGTTAATAGTGTACCAAGAGTGGTCAAAGCAATTAATAATACATTTATTCGTGCAGATCAAATTCAAACAATGGAGCAAAAAGGAGATGTAGATTATTTTATTCCTATTGTTGCAGATATGGAATCGGGATTTGGTGGTGTTCTTAATACACATGAACTAATGAAGGACATGATTGAAGCGGGTGTCGCAGGTGTGCATTTAGAAGATCAGTTATCTTCTGCTAAAAAATGTGGACATATGGGCGGAAAAGTTATAGTTCCCACTCAAGAAATGGTTTCCAAACTTATTGCAACAAGATTTGCCGCAGATATATTAGATGTTGACACTATAATAATTGCAAGAACAGATTCATTAGCGGGAGCATTATTGTCTTCTGATGCTGATGAATATGATCACGAATTTATAACTGGAGAACGTACTGAAGAGGGATTTTTTAGAGTAAAGGCGGGAATGGAACAAGCAGTCTCAAGAGGACTTGCATATGCGCCTTACTGTGATTTACTTTGGATGGAGACATCTGTGCCTGATATAGGTGAATGTAAAGAATTTATACAAGAAATTCGCAAAGAGCATCCAGAAAAATTATTTGCATATAATTGTTCTCCGTCATTTAATTGGAAAGAAAATCTAACTGATGAACAAATACGTAGTTTTAAAGATGACTTGGGTGATTTGGGTGTCAAGTATCAATTTATAACTCTTGCAGGATTTCATTCATTGAATTTTAGTATGTTTGATTTAGCTTGGAAATATGGAAAAACAGGAATGACTGCATTTGTAAATTTTCAAGAAAAAGAATTTGAAGCTCAGGATCGTGGATTTACAGCAATAAAACATCAACGTGAAGTTGGTGCAAGTTATTTTGATGCAGTTGGACAAATTTGTACAAATAGTGACACTTTAAGTGCAGTTAAAGGTTCAACTGAAGAAGAACAATTTTAAAAGGAGAAGTAAAATGAAAAGTGGAAATATAGCAGGAGTTGTAGATGTTCCAGACGAAAAGGTTGAAGTCGAAGTATCAAAAGAAGCAAGTGTAGGAAATGAAGATGTGGGAGCAAGCGCAGAAGTTCACGCAGAAGCAAGCGCAGAAGTAACTGATTCAAGTGTTACTGCAGAAGCAGAAGTTGGTGCAGGTGCAGAAGCACATGCGGGTACTACAGTAGGCGGAGTTGATTTAGAAGCAGATGCATCGGTGGAAGCAACTGCGGGTGCAGAAGGTCATGCAGAAGTTACGGATACAGATGTAAGCGCAGGAGCATCAGTTGGTGCAGAAGTTAGGGCAGATGTCGGTGTAAGTGCAGGATCAGATACCACAATAGGCGATACCGGTATTGATGTAGGTGCATCTACTGAAGCAGGTGCTTATGCAGAAGCACATGTAGGAGCGGAAGCAGAAGGCTCGATTGGACTTCATGGAGCAGAAGGACATGCTGGTGCAGAAGCTGGAACAAGTGTTGGAGTTGAATCTTCTTCTACTGTAGAAGCAGGAGCGGCCTCAGCAACGGGAACTGCTGGAGTTAGTGTTGGATTACAAGCAGGAGCTGAAGTTGGTGGTGGTGCAACTTTTGATGATGGAACGATTAGTTTAGGAGCTGATGTAGATATTGCATTACTTGCTGGTGTAGATGTTGATTTAGAAGTAGACATTGATACTAAAGAAGCATTGCAAGAAGCAAAAGATGCGGCTCAAGCATCACAAAAACTTGCAGATGAAGCAAAAGCCGCGGCTGAAGTACAAGCTAAACAAGCCGCTGAAGCAGAAAGACTAGCAGAAGCACATGCTAAAGAAGTAGCACAAGCCGCTAAAGAACAAATAGCAAGAGATAAAGCGGCGGCTGAAGATGCGGCTAGAAAAGCAAAACAACAAGCAGAAGAAAAAGCTCAACAGGCGGCAGACAAAGCGGTGCAAGCAAAGAAGGCCGCAGAAAAAGCGGCTCAAAAGAAAGCAGAACAAGCTCAAAAAGCCGCAGAAGATGCCGCAAAAAATACAAAGAAATCTGTATCTAAAACAACTAATAAAGCAAAAAAATCTGTGACTAAGGCTTTCAGTACGAAAAAGAAAAAACATCACAAAAAATAAAGAATGACGGATTCTAATATACTGCATTATTTAAAAGAGGCGGGAATTCCTGTAGCTATTTCAGAAAAATGTACTATAATTCCTATTGAATGTATTATAATTAACCCTTCATTACTTGATTTTTTTTATACGGATATAGTTAAAATTCAAGATGAAGTGTATACAAATACATTGATAGAATTACATGAAGATTCTTGGTTGCTTTATTCTCCAAAACAGGCCAGGCATGAAACAAGTTTAATTCCTCCAACTCTTCCTTTAATGACTATAAGACCTATAGTAGATTCTTTAACTTTATATTATATTAAAAATTCATTAGTAATACCTTGTTTTGAGTTATTGAAAAAAACTGTGAAAATAGAGATTGGTATAGTAGAAAAAAATAAAGAGATTGTTATTGCTGATGTTAGATCATAAATTATCCATTCCCAAGGGATTATCTGAAGAAGAACTAAAAATGGTTCTAGATCCGCTAGGTTATGATGCCATAAAAGACATAGATGAGATACACAGTAGAAATCGGCGCAAGACAGATAATCCCCTAATCAATCCCACTAATGAAAAGATGGCATATCATTTTCCAAAAGTTGATGAAGCAGAAAGAAGATAATGTTTGAATGGTTTAAGAACTGGTTGAGTCCACTAGATTATGCAACGTTAATATTCATAGTAGCTTTAATAGTCATTTATTGGTTGTATTTTGACTAAAAAAGATGTATGAATTTTGTGATAGATTTTGATAAAGAAATAAATGAACAATGGAATGAACAGTCCACGACACTTCATGCAATCAATCCATCTTCAATTGATATTTACAATTTTCCTGGACCAACGGGTTCTACGTTGACAATGCAGAAAATATTCTGGCGATATGAGGCATTAAAAAAAATAAATGAATTCTTTGATCTTATTAAATTAAAAAGTTGGGTGTCATTAAATTTTAAAGATCCGACAGATTTAGTTGTTTTGGAAGAGTTTAAGAGCTTTAATAAGGTTCAATTTGATATTTTCCCCTTACGCATCGATTTGAATGCTCCATCAAATGTAAATAAATTGTATACAGACTTAAAACAATTATTACAACTAAAAAATATGACTATTGTTTGTAAAATTAGCCAAGAAAAGCCTTGCCAAGAGTTAGTAAATATGTTACAATATATACTAGTCTTAAAAAATAAAAACTATCCCGGAACCGTGCTATTTGAATAAAAAAATGAGAATACAAGATGATATAAAACTTGATTTTGATGATGTTCTAATCAAGCCCAAAAGATCCACCCTAGTTTCACGCAAAAAAGCAAATCTCGAAAGAAAATTTAAGTTTAAGCATTCGAAGCATCAATGGACTGGTATTCCTATAATTGCATCCAATATGGATCATACGGGAACTATTGCCATGGCTCATGCTCTTATGGAGTTTCCTATGCTTACAGCATTATGTAAGTTTGTTGAGTCTACAGAATGGGGGTGGAATAATAATATAATAAGAACAATCGGATTAGATCAAAATTTAGATGAATTGCCTTATGATTCTCCTAATGCACCGTGGATATGTCTTGATGTAGCAAATGGATATACAGAACGTTTTAATGATTATGTTGCATTGATGAGAAGTCATGAAGCAACTAAAGACAAAATAATCATAGCAGGAAATGTATGTACACCAGAAGCGACTGAACAAATACTTTTAGCGGGAGCAGATGTTGTAAAAATAGGAATAGGTCCTGGATCAGTATGCACAACTCGTAAAATGACAGGCGTTGGATATCCACAACTAAGTGCTACATTGGAATGTGCAGATGCGGCTCATGGTCTTAGTGGACATATCATCACAGACGGAGGATGTACAGTTGTAGGAGATATTGCAAAAAGTTTTGGAGCTGGCGCAGATTTTGTAATGCTTGGTGGTATGCTGGCTGGACATAAAGAATGTGACGGATGGGATGATGAAAATAAAACAATGACATTTTATGGTATGTCTTCCGAAGATGCACAAATTAAACATTACGGAGAAAAACAATCTTATCGTGCATCAGAGGGAAAGACTGTTCAAGTTCCATACAGAGGTAATGTAGCAGATACAGTACAAGAAATCTTAGGAGGATTACGAAGTGCTTGTACATATGCTGGTGCAAAATCAATTAAAGATTTACCCAAATGTACTACATTTGTCAAGGTTAATCGACAATTAAATACGGTTTTTAATTAATGAAAAAGAAACATAGAACACTTTACGATAGATGGAAATATAAAAAAGGAAATCTTATGGAATTTAATAATCCCATTATGCAGACCCTTTTAGGGTTAGTGATTTTTTACATTGGTTTAAAAATGTTTTCTGGTGGCATGAAATCAATGGGTAAATTAGAACATCTTGAATATTTCATACACAATCCTTATTTTATGTTTTTTGGAGCAATTGCGTGTACTCTTCTCTGGCAATCTTCATCACTTTCTACAACTGCAATAATAGGACTTGTAGCTTCAGGTGCATTACCTCTACCATCTGCGATTGCGGCAGTATTGGGAGCCAATATTGGAACCACTGGTACTATCTGGTTAGCGGGAATAATGGTTTCTGATGGAATGCCTCAAGGAATTACAAAACAAATAGCTATTGTTCATACGGGAGTTAATGCTCTTATGGCAATTGCTTTGCTTCCTTTTGTTCAACCTATTGCAAGGTTTGTATCACGATTCTAAAACTTAATTATGTTTATATTGAAAGATAATAATGATCCAAATGGATATGCATTTGAAGATGCTTTAGCAAAAGCGCAATACATGTATCCAAAACCCAGAAATCCTCACATACATACAATTTTACAACATGCTCAACAAATTTATGATGGTGAATTGATTGAACGATCTATTTGTAAACAACTTCCCGACTTTAAACCTATCAATATGATAAATTGCAAGAAGTATTTTGTGGGCTATCGACCGGGTCAATTCTTATTGAAAACTAAAGATAGAAAAATATCAAAAGAAATGATGAGAAAAAATAATGGTGCATGGGAAACATATCATGAAGAAAAAAATGTTACAGAATGGGAATACATGTATTATGACATATTTCATGTCCCAACTCTTTCAATTATAGAGTGTAAAACATATGATTCAGACGAAGGAAGAAAAGCACATTTACAACATATACGGGAGAATGATTGGAAATACAAGAATATGGATTACTTCTTATTTGCATTAAATAAAGATAATTTTAATTTCGAAATTACTGATTTTTTAAGTTTGAATGGCTCAAATAAATTTAAAAATCACAATATCGTTGAATTTACAGAGTATAAATATTAATAATAATAAATATATCACACAACCCCACTATAGGAGACTTAATGGATTATAGCTCAAGTGATCTTTTAAATAAGATTTCAGACGGAGATCATACCCAAGCAAAGGATGTTTTTTCCGCATTGATGAATGATAGAGTATTGTCCGAACTTGGTGCTAAAAAAGTTGAAATAGCCCGAAGTTTATTGCCCTCATCAGAAATTCCCCATTCCGAAGTTGTCTTTGATAAAGCTAAAGATATTTCTCAGGAGGAAAACGAAGATGAGAAGACCTCATAAGAAAAAAAAGAAAATTAATATTATAGCTATTGAAGATGCTGTGCAAAATATTGAATGTTTTAACGATTTGGAGTTTTTGCCGGATTATTTTTATGAAGATAGTGATAGCGTTAAAATTTGTAGAGAAGATATTATTTATCTTTTTGATGACTGCGAAGCTGATGTTGCTGAACATTTTATAAACCAATGGTCGGAAGAAGAAAATGAAGACTTTTCAGAAGTTTGCGTTGAACGAAGGATTAATTCAAATACCCTCCAAGATATATAAACAATTCGAAAACGCCCTATTCACATTTGCTTTCTCACACATGATAGCAGAGACAGAATTAGATTTCGCTAAGGAAGTTAAAAAGGTTGCGAAAAAGTATGGGATAAGGCGTTTTATTAGATCCTCTATTACCAAATCAACTTCATCATATAAAAACCCCCATCAAGATATGCCCTATCCAGATCCAGATGTAGATTCAAGCAAAAATATTACATTATTCATGATCTATGATATAAAATACGCTAATTATAATTCTTATTACGATAGTGAACATGAAAAAACGGGCAACCCTGCGATTACGTTTTATGTGTCCAATTATGTAAAAGAAATCAGAGATGCAGATAAAAAAGATGAAGCATTATTAATAATTGATCAAAGCCTTACAAGAATGCAAGCAGATTTAAAACATGAATTAATGCATTATGTTCAAGATGTTTTTCTTTCAAATAAATCTGAAAAACAAGTACAAGCAGGCAGTAACGAGGATGATATAGAATATTTTACTTCACAAAAAGAGTTTGATCCCACAATAAGGTCTGAAATAGGTGAATTTTTAGCCGCCAGAAGATATAATACATCATTACAAAAACATATGGATCTATCTAGATTCTTTAAAATATTGAAAAAACATGCACCTAAAAAATATAAAATAGCAAGCAAAAAGTTTGTTGTGGGCGTACAAAAAGCTCTAGATAACAAAAGAATAAACTAAATAATTATATGAAAACATTTAAATCTTTTACTGAATTTGGTCAAGCATATAAAGAAGAAAAGAATTGGAAGGATGAAGAGATGCCTTCGGCATCTAAAGACATCACCAAATATACTGTTAATGATTTAAATAAGAACAAACAACGCAAGTCAAGTGATTTTATTGTTTTGGCTAAATTTCTTTATATGGATGATTCTAAATCGGGAGTACAGGCTGGAAATATAAAAGGAACTGATAATAGAATTCATGATGATGAACAAAAACCTACTGCATTGTATATGACTATCATAGGTCCAGACAGAACGGGAAAATTCTTATATCCCAAGGGAGCTTATTATGTTAGTCATGAAAGAGTAAATGCAGTTGGTCAAGTGATTAGTGGTTGGACAGGTCCAGCAAGACTTGTAACATATGATGTTAAAGATGCAACTGCATATCTTGAAAAATATGGCGATATTAGTTTACAGAAAAAACAAATAGAAAAAGGATCCAAAGGATGGGATGCATGGCCTCCAACATATGATATGACAGGAAAATTTCAAGGGAATAGACAAGGAAAAAAAGTCATAAAAATATCAAATATGGACTCAATAAAGTATTAAGGAGATAATGGAACATATATTTCAGACGGATGAACTTGTAATGATGGGACTTGTGATATTTTCATCATTTTGGATCTTCCTATTTAACTATCGACAAGATAATAAAGACAAATACGCAGGGAAATGGGGGCTAATTCTTCTAGACTTATGCATTAATATGGGCATGTCTGTGACTGGTTATTTGTTGATATCTATTGTATTTGTAGATATTCCACAACTTTCAGACTATAAAGAATACAGATATCCAGTAGGATATTTGTTTGGACTTACTTCAAATGTAAGTATTCCAATAGTCTTGAAATGGTTTCAACAACAAATCACCACAAAATTAAAGATTGGGAAGTGAGGTAGATTATGGCAGAGCAACAACAACGTGCTACAAAAAAAGAAGCTGATGAACATGTCGATGTAATGGAATTGGAACCAGTAAAACAAATTGAAATAGAAACAAAAAATTTAGTTGCATCAAGTAAAATATGGATATACACTATAATTGCACTATTAGTCTATACAATCTTTTTTCTAATTCCAGACATCAATAAAAAAGTCGAATGGATGGAAAAGGATCTTACTTCTGTATTAATACAATCAGAAAGATTTAAAAAATCAACTAGAGTATTTGCAAAAGATAATCAATGTGCATCTTGTCATTTAAGTCCAGATTATCTTCTTCATAATCTCTTGTCAAAATATCCTAGTTTTTCTGATATCAAGTCCTTTATGTCGGTTGGACATCAACGATATTATACTATGTCTACTCCGTTAGCAGATCCAGAACTATTAGCTATATATCGGGCATTACAATGATAATGGTGGGAAAAGTATTAGTAGCTTTAATATGGTCATTCTGGTTATTTGCTTCTGGTTCTGTTGCTCATGGTTTAGACAATGTTACAGAGTATAATCCCACATATAGTTCAACGTTTGATCGAGTAAAACAAAGAGGATATGTTATATGTGGAACTAATGATGAGTTTCCTGGTTTCTCTCAAGAAACATGGGGAAGCGAAGAGGGCTCTAAGTGGGAAGGATTTGATGTTGATATTTGTCGTGCTATTGCGGCCGCAATGTTCGGAAATGCGAATAATATTGAATTTACTATAGTCAATGGAAAGACACGATTTGATTTTTTGGTAGATGGTTCTATAGATGTTCTTTCTGCAACAACCACATTTACTTATACGAGGAATGTTACAAAAAAACTAGAATTTTTACCCACTACATTTTATGATGGACAAGGATTTATTGTAAGGAAGACTCTTGGAGTATCATCCGCAAAACAACTAGAGGGCGCAAAGATATGTTTTAGTTCAACTGGAACAGCCGCAAAGAACATTGCAGACTTCTTTGAATTGCATGGAATAAGTTATATTCCTATAGCAGTAAAACCCACAGAAAAAACAAAGAACGTATATAAAAGTGGTGAATGTGATATGTATGGAACAGACAGGTCTGGTCTTGCATCAAATCGATTGAGTTTTGCGGATCCAGAACGGCACATGATACTTCCAGAGATTATCTCAAAAGAACCACTAGGACCAGTTGTTAAGTATGGAGATCAGAAATGGTCAGATGTTGTTCGATGGACAGTATATGTTCTTTTTATTGCAGAAGAAATGGGAATTGATTCTAAAAACATAGATAACTTTAAAGACAACATAGACCCATATATCCAAAGATTTATGGGAGAGAAAAATGGAAAAGACTATCCCCATCTTGGAGATAAACTTGGACTGAGTGCAACTTGGTCTTATAATATAATTAAACAAGTAGGGAATTATAAAGAAATATATGAACGGAACGTGGGCATAAACACCCCACTTGGATTGAAACGAGGATTGAACCGATTATACATTCATGGAGGATTATTATATGCACCACCTCTTAAATAAGGAAGTATTTGGGACATGTTACACGCTACTCAAAGTCGGAAGAAATTCTTGTCAACGGAGAGTCAAAAGAAAACCATTTTGATAAAGTACCAGAAAATCGTACTTCAGTAGATAATATATTAAGAGTTAATCATGGTAATCAAATGAGATTGGGGTTAATGGCCGATCAGAAAGCTAATATTATGATTACAGTTGCATCTATTGTATTTTCAGTTACAGTAGCAAATTTAGATAATGAAGTGATGAAATATCCATTACTAACATTTGCTGTTGGTAGTTTTTTCGCATTATTATTTGCAATTTTTGCGATTATACCAAATACAGATTATCCACAAGTGAAAGGATCAAAAGAGATTGATAGAGAATCTCCTCTTTTTAATCCTCTCTTTTTTGGACATTTTGCTCATTTAGATATAGATGAATATAAAGAAGATTATGCAGAAATTTTAAGTACAGATGACAACGTATATGATTCGATGGCTGGAGATATTTACGGTCAAGGAAAAGTTCTTGCACTTACGAAATATAAATACCTTAAATGGTCTTATACCAGTTTTCTTTGGGGTATGTCTAGTGCAATTTTAGTGTTTATAACACAACAAGTAATATAACTAACAAAGGTTAATGATATGAAACATTTTAGAGACTTCATGAAAGATATTGAACCATCTAGTGGAGAAGAAACTACTGAAGAAGAAGTAGAAACAAATGAAAAAGAAGATAAAGATACTGAAGCAAACAAAGAAGATGCTGATGTAAAGGCAGAAGATTATCAAGATGATGTTCGGGCTGCCTGGTATAAAGGAGATGAGGCTTATGCAGATCACAAAAAAGCAAATCCTCAAATGCACAAAAAAGCACCCATCAAGAAGAAACCGACTTTGAATATACCCAAAGGGCATTTACCTAAAGATAAACAAGAAATAGATCGTAAAGCCTTTTATAAAGAAAAGTAGAATATGAAAACTATTAAAGAATTTAATCTAGATGATAAACTTGATAAATATGTGGCTGATGAAATCAGAAAAAGAAAGATTGCAAAACATGTAATCAATGCAACTGATGACATCCCAATGAGAATGGCACCTAATAAACCAGCATTCAAATTTCCTTCACCAACGGGAAATATGATGATACATGTTTTTATTAGACCTCTTCGTGGTATTCCTAAAGGAATGAAAAAAGGAGACATGGTGGCGTATAATTATCAACTGGAAGAGAAATGAGTGTCAATAAGACAATTAATAGACATTGGAGAGATTGGGCGGCACTAGTTTATTTGTTTCTTTGCCTGATTGATTTTTTTGTTGCTCCTTTGATATGGAATTTGATAATGGCAGAACATTGTGCATTAAGAGATTGTGCATCAGAAGGTGTGAGTAGATGGGCACCTCTTACGTTACAAGCAGGAGCAATGTTTCACTTATCATTCGGAGCTATACTAAGTGCAACTGCATGGAGAAAAAAAGATGAAGTGGATGCTCATAATAATATTGGCTCTAAGTCTTAGTGGATGTGCAAAGCACAACAAAGATGACAAAAAACATAATGATTTAGGTAGTGGCAGTAAAAAAGATTTACCAGTTACTATTTCCTCCCTCATTGAACACGCAGAATATTGTAAAGCAATTTACGATAGTGGTGGAAATCAAAAAGATGAAGTTGCTTTTGAAGTAAAACAAGAAGACGGAATATCAATAATTATTATTAGAGGTACGGCTAATGATGCAAATGTACTATCGGATGTTGATGTAAGATTAGTAAGTGATACACGTACAGGTATTCGTCTTCATAAAGGATTTA